TCATATGTCAACCGATGAGGTTTTTGCGAGTATGGATTTAACAAAATCTCCTGGTGTCGTTGAGGTCTATTATGGCTTCCGCTCCAAGAAAGAGTATCTTGATCGCTGTGGTGTTTATCATTTATTTGACGTGGCGCTCACTATGGAGCGAGTTTACTGGGGTGTCTCTGGCAAATTTGAGAAAGTTTTACGATCTCGATATGTTGAAGAACTCAAGCAACGTACGTTTATCATTGAGGGCATATGTCCCCTTTTTCACCGTAAGCGTCTTTATGGTGGACAAAATACACGACTTAAACTGCTTGGTTGGTCTTCCTATGGGTTAAACCCCTATAATGGAGGAACAAATGAGCTAGGGTCTATTTTGTCCAAGTTTAGGCGATTCGTCTTTGGCGACGGTAAGAATTGGGATCGAGTGTTCTCTGGTATGGCGGATGTTTATGAACTCCGTAATGGGTATGCAGAATTTGATCCATTTCGTCAATGGGTCACCGATTGTCTGATCGAGTCAATCCTTGTCACTCCTGATGGGGATATTATCTTGAAAGGATGGTCTAACAACTCGGGAAGTGGAACTACTACTGGGGATAACATCATCTGGATGTCCCATGTTATAGCGACCATTTTCCTTTACCTCTCTAAGGGAGACCTTAGTGTTTTCGATCACGTTGAAGTTCGTGTTTTTGGTGATGACTTCATTTGTGCTGACAACTTGCCGTTTTCGGACGAGGAAGTGGAAACAGCGTTTCAGACTGTGGCGACATGGTTTGGAATTAGTTGGGACCCCCTTGTGGTTCAGCATGAATTGGAGGGAGTCGAGTTTCTCGGCTTTCAATTTACCAATGCGGATGGGGCGTGGCTTCCTAAGTATAATCTTGGCACTCTTTGTGCCTCTGTGCTTGGGACTGCCGAGAGCATTGATGGTTCTGGTGAGATAAATAAGTTGTTCTCCTTGATGGTGATGAGCTTGGGCCACGGTCCAGAAGTTTTTCATCATTTTCGTGAGCTGTTTATTGATGTTCTCTATAATGGCGAGCAGAATGAGACCACGATCGCGTTTCAGAAATATGGGGTTCCCTCATTTTCCGCGGTCAAGGCTTTCTATCTCGGCTTTGAGTCCATCTCTCCGATGGTTTTTAACGTTTTAACATCGGGGACGTTGTCGTTCTCAGGTTCAATTTTGGAGGGTGCTTTTACCAAGCTTAATACAACGCGTTTGCCCAACAAAAATCTTAGTATGACTACTAATCCAGCTACAAGTGAGAATCGTTTCTACAAGGTCATGAGGAAAATGCAAATATCTGATGCCGGTCAACACTGGCTCGATGTTGTGCTTGATCCATTCAAGGACGTTGATTGTGGTTTGCCTGGCGGGATGCCAGATGAAATTACTACACCTTCGATTGTGCAGGTGATTCCAGGTTCGTTTGATGTCACTGTCCCCGGTGGCATTAGCGGTTCATGGGATTGCAATATCTTTTTCGATCAGTTATGGGCACCAGTCGAGATGTCCTCCTATCCTTTTAGGACTGTGATGGACAATAACGACGGCCTGTTTCTAGATCTTAATGGATCAACAACAGCCGATGGATCCACACGTGGTGGAATTCAAGTTCGAGCAGCTCCAGCAGGAACACCTCTTACACAGGTTACCGCTCAGGCTCCTTATGAACTACAGACGGATTGGGCTACAAACACAAATGGCAACACACAAGCTCGAATCATCGCTATGGGAATGGAGATCCATAACGTCACTGAACCCTTATTGAAAGGAGGTGCCGTTACAGTGTATCGCTGTCCACAAGGCGTTGATCGCGCACAAGTTGCGAATGTGATTGATTCTGCTACCCCCGCTGCGCATGATACTGCATATCAAGCTTTTCAACTCGTAGACCCACCAGACACTGTTGATGAGGCCATTGACCTCCCTCAGTCTCGAGGATGGGATGCTGATGATGGAGCTTATATTGTACCTGCGATCTGCGGTGCTACCAATGAGCCATCTTCTCTGAAGATCGTCTGTCCTTTCACCATTGAGGAGGACACTTCTTTCCTTTATGCTCCCAGTGCTTTGCAACAAAATGTGAATGCGACAACGTATAACATTTTGAATCCGAGCACTCAAGGATCTGAGCAAGAAGGAAGTGCTAAACTCCCGTGGACAGTTTCAGGTGCATTTTTCACTGACTTAAATAATTCCGCAAAGTTGCATGTTAATGTGGCATTGTACATTGAGATTTTTCCAGATAAGGAAAACCCTATGCGAAGAAGTTGTACCCCTTCTCCTGGCTTAGACGCTCGCGCGTTGAAGTTATACAGTGAGATCAAAGGATATTTACCCGCTGGAGTCCCCGTTCAGGAGAATTTCATTGGAATGTTCATTTCCACCATTGTTGGGATTGCCACTCGATTGTTTGCTGCCGCAGCAACAGTTGGCCCCTCGATCGTATCAGGAGCGAATGCCGTTTCGGCTGTGTCGAAAGGTGTTTCCACTATAGGACAAGGAGTTAACGCTGTAACAGGTGCGTTCAATAAGACAAAACATGGAAAAGAAGGAAACTCGATGGAAATCAAAAGGAAAGATAAACAGAAGAACAATGTTCTGGCTAAATCGCATCCTCTTGAGCAAAACCACAAGCAACTTCTCACCGCTCTTTCGAAGATTAGTTCTAGTCTGAGTCAGTTGAAGTCTAATGGTGTCAATGTGAGAAATCGCAAACCCCCGAAACACAGTCTCCCCAAGAAAGAGATTGCTGTTACTCTTGAAGTCCTCACTCGTAATAAGCGCCCCCGAACGCGAAAGCGACGGGGCGCCAAACAATGAGTCTTGAG